GAGCAGCGTTGTCCAAGGGCTGCAGATCCCCAAGCATGATTATGTTTCATTCAGTCCAGCTGCAGCGCCTAGCAATGGAACTCAAGACGTAGTTTTCAAGACGGGAGGCGCGTCAGGCACCACGGTGGCAACCTTGACGTTGACCTATTCAAGTGGAAACCTTTCCAGCGTTGCTAAAGTTTAGTTATGGGCTATAAGTTCAACCCGTTTACAGGCAATCTCGACGAGGTAGGGGCTGGCGCCACTGCTTTTGCAGTCCTGGGGACTGTGGCGACTTTCGGCGACTTGCCCGGCGGTGCTACCCAGGGCGATGTTTATCTAGTCGAAGATAACGATAATTTCTACGTCTGGGACGGTTCTGCATGGGCATCTCTGGGCACGTTGGCCGGGCCTCAGGGGCCTGCCGGGGCGACTGGTCCAGCAGGCGCTGATGGCGCTGATGGCGTAGGGGTCATCACCGGTGGCACTACAGGCCAGGTCCTGGCGAAAGCCTCCAGCACTGATTACGACACCGAATGGGTCACCCAAACTGAACAAGATGCCTACATCATCGCCTGTAGCGATGAGGCCACGGCGCTCACCGCAGGGACCAACAAGGCACGATTCAGGATGCCGTTTGCTGGCACGCTCACTGCAGTGAAAGCTAGCGTTAATACCGCACCGGTCGGCAGTACGTTAGTTGTTGACATCAACGAATCCGGCACGAGTGTACTGAGTACCAAGCTTTCGATCGATGCCAGCGAAACCACATCTGCCACTGCTGCCGTTCCTGCGGTGATCAGTGATTCAGCACTGGCTGATAATTCAATCATCTCAATTGATATTGATCAGATCGGGAGCGGCACGGCAGGCGAGGGCCTGAAGGTAACTCTGTACGTCACGCGAGGTGTCTGATGTCTGTCATTTACATTAATAGCTTCATATCTTTTGCGGGGGCATTAGTTGATACTGCAGCCATTACTTACGGCATTACAAGCACTGGCGGGGTGTTCAACCTTAGATCTACAGGAACTGTTGATTATGAAGTTGATTGGGGCGACGGTGACGCTGAAACAAGCACACTTAATGTATTACCTCATACCTACGCTGCTGGTGATTATGTTTTAACTATTGATAGTGATGATGTTTACAGGCCGTTTTTTAACAGCAGTGGGGATGAAGATCAGCTAACGTCTGTTGCAATTGGTGCTGAAGCTGACTTAGGAACGAATCTGAGCGACGCTTGGGAAGGTGCGAACAACATGACTTCATTTACATGTTCATTCGATGCGACAAGTTCGGTCACGGACTTCTTACGCACCTGGAACGGCTGTTCCGGGCTTAGCAGCTTCCCCCAGATCGATACCTCTAGTGGGACGAACTTTTTTCGCGGCTGGTTCCAGTGTTTCGGGCTTAGCAGCTTTCCCGCCAATATGTTTGATACGACAGGAACACTTAGTGCTAACGCATTTAAAAATGCTTGGTCAGGCTGTGCACTTACCGCTCAATCAATTGAGAACATTCTTGTCAGTCTGGACACGAACGGTGCTTCTAACATCGCACTTGGCATTGAAGGCGGCACTAACGCAGCCAAAACTACTTGGTCTACTGCCGCTAATACTGCTTACACCAACCTGATCAATAAGGGTTGGACGATCTCCTTTAACGCTTGATGATTATGGACAATACCTATTACGTTTGCCATGGTCCTGATGTGGTCCACTACGTTGCATCTGATGGAGCTTCAACAATGGCAAGCGGCCAACCAAACATCGAACAATTTGATGACGAACAAGAAGCCGTAGCCCGTGCTGAAGAGCTGGGTTATGTATTCACGATTGAAGAAGATCCCTTGGTGTTCGCATGAGCATTGCAACGTCGCTGCAAAAGGCAGTACAAAAAGCGATGAAGCGCTTAGGCGGTGAAGTCACGGTTCAGACCGTTTCTGGCGGCACCTACGACACGGCGACAGGGCAGATCAGCGAAAGCATCAGCAGCAATGAAATTAAAGGGGTGCTGCAGGGTGTATCAGCTAGAGAAGTGAATGAGCTGATCCAATCCGGTGATAAGCGGCTGATCATTGCAGCGGCTGATGTTGCGGCTGTACCGACGACTCAAGACCGCGTTTTAATTTCTGGTGTTTCGCATGAAGTAATAAAGTTTGACACCATCGAGCAAGACAATGAGCCAATCACTTATGAGCTAATTTTGAGGGCATAGCAATGGCACGGCAAATTGACTTAGGCGACATTTCAAAGCTTGCAGAAGATGAGCTTGAGGAGCTGGTCATTTTTGCCGCAAAGGTTTGGACAAAGGAGGTTATAGAGAAAACACCTGTAAGCAACTACACCCAAGCAGAAATCGATTCGATGCCTGAGTTCTTCAAAGTTGACGGGAAAACTGTTCCTTTGGGCAGAGCTTTGAGAGAGCGCACTACTGGAGGGATTTTGCGCGGCAACTGGCGTCAAGTGAAGGTCAGCAAAACACGAATCGAAATTCAAAATAATTTGCCTTATGCCGAGCCAGTGGTCTACGGGAACAACCTCCCGCCATCGTGGCGAGGCGTTTACCGGACCAGGCAAAACCCGCCGACGGTCCCCGGCTATCCAGATATTTTGGGGAAGGAGATCGCTGCATTTCAGATCCCCGCCAGAATTGAGCTCATACGCCGTAGGAATCGCTGATGGCTGCTGTTGATCTCAATACTGTTCGATCAATCGTAGAGGGCCGTCTTGCGACTGAGCTGGCGCTTTCCCCGGCGATCCCTGTGGTGTTTCACAACATGCCGGACAAGCCCACGGCTCGATCATCCTGGGTTCAATGCCTTGTTCAATTTGGCGGGAACCAATATCTGAGCCAGGGCCTGACAGCAAGGGGCAGCACAAAAGTCATAGGCGTGTTGCTATGCAACATCTTCACCCCTAAAGGCGTTGGGCCTGGCGCTAATTACGTGATTGGGAAACGTATTCGAGATCTCTACAATAGGGCCATAGTTTCTGGCGTCTTCTTTGACGCTGCTGACGGCCCTGCAGTTGTGGATTCCCCTCAACCGGAACCGTTTTTTCAAACAAGGGTTTCCGTAGCCTTTGAATTTATCGAGGATTTTTGACCAATGGCAACAATCAGAGGAGAGCAGGGCGCCGTTCAATTCGACGCTGCCGGTTCAAGTAATGCAACCGTCGTAGGGACTCGCAGTTGGTCGCTCAGCACTACTAAAGCAGTTCTGGACACGACGGTTCAAGGTCAGACATCCACAACTGTCGTCGGCGGATTGGTAGGAGGATCGGGCTCGGTTGAGTTGGTCTACGATAAAAGCGCTACAGGCCAATCTGCATTTATGGCTGAGGCCATTAGGGCCAACGATCCAGCAACGGCGACCTTTGAGCTGTTTCTTACAGGGACAACATCAGGATCTGATTCAATCTCCTTTGCCGGTCTGATCGAAAGCATGGAGCTTGCATCTACTGTTGGTGATCTGGTAACTGTTAATTGTTCGTTTACCGTCAACGGCGACATGACATCAGACGCATAGGGAGGTATTATTTTATGAATAGTTGGTATTAAATGGCTAGGAACCGCGCCGTTGATTTGCTGGTTGGGGAATTTGATCTCAACCAGCGCCGTAAGTTTGACGTAAAGAATGCAGACGGCAAAATCGTTATCAGTCTGTACTTTAAGCCGATCACAAGGGCCGATCGCAAGAAATCGCAGCAATTAGCCGGTACTGATGAAGCGTTAGACCTGAGCACCCAGATGCTCTGCCAAATGGCAGAGCTTGAGGACGGATCGAAGGCATTTGCACCGGCTGACGCGCCAAAGCTGCAGCGGCAGTTACCTGAAAGCGTGCTGAATGAACTGGAGCTTTTTCTGTTTGGTATTGGCGAAGAGGCCAGCCTTGAAGACGCAAAAAACGACTGAAGCAGGATGGGTGGCTCTTCTTTGAGTTTCACCTGGCCTGCGAGCTAGGCATGACCGTTAGCAGACTGCGAACAGAGCTGACCGATGCTGAGATGGTGCATTTTGCCGCGTATTACGAGTTGAAGGCAGAGAAGGAGCAGGAGGCAAT